TCGCCTACTGAGGACGGCAACGTGGCTGGGAGTGTCCTTGAGCTTCAGGCGTGGCTAGCGGCCAATGGCTATGACCCAGGACCGCTTGATGGCATCATGGGACCGCGCACTGCTGCGGCCCGTGACGCTGCTATTGCGGCTGGAGCCATCAACGGCAGAGGTGACATCCTCGACACGGCTGCTCAGAATGCGTATGAGCAGCGTACCGGCGACCGCGGCAACGTGGTGGCTACTGGTACGGTCCAGAACCCCGACCCAAGCACTGTGCCGCTCACCTCTCAGGACGCTCCGCTTGGTTCACCGGCCCCTACGGGCGGCGGTGGGGGTGGCTCAACTGGAGGAGGCTCCACCGGAGGGGGCTCTACTGGTGGCGGTGCTGTCGGTACAAGCAGCACCACCGGCACTACAGGTACCGGCACCACGACCACGAGCAACCCACCGGCTGGCGGCGGCGCACCCATGCCAGCCCCTGTGCCCTTCTTGCGTATCCTTGACGGGAAGAACCGCAAGTTCTACAAGGACGGCGACAAGTGGTACGTGACCTACGGGCTGGCCTCTGGCCGTAACATGATCTTCGAGGCGACCGAGGACGAGATGACGAATCTCTATGGCTCGTGGCGTCCGCCTGCAGAGCAGGCCACACTCCAGAACCTGACCCAGCGCGAGGGCTATACCTACGCTGGCAGCATTGATGAGGTCTCCTTCACAGGTGACTCTCCTCAGTGGCTGGAGGACGAGGTTCAGCGTGTCACCACGCTGGCACTAGACGACGGCATCCTGCCTGCCTGGGCGCAGAAGGATCAAGCCGCACTTGACATCCTCTACATCGCACAGTCTGAGGGCAAGAGCAACGACTGGGTGCTGCAACAGCTCTCCAGCCTCGACTCCTTCAAGGCGCGTTTCCCCGGCCTCAAGAACATTCAGGATCTCCTGGGTGGAGACCTGGCTGCCTCGATTGACTCCTGGCTGGAGTTCGAGCAGGGCACCAAGCAGGCGCTCGCCTCCTACGGACAGTCAGCTGAGTCTGTCACCCCCGCCCTTGTGGGCGAGTTGCTGGCAGGGGGGCATAGCCTCACCACAATCCAGACAACCGTAGGTGCCTTTGACCGCATGAAGAAGTTCGCCCCAGCCTTTGAGGCTTTCAACTCTGTGCTGGCTGCGTCGGGCCTGGACCAGATGACGACCCTGGACGATATGTTCCAGTTCGCTGCTGGCCTGGCCCCCTCTGAGATGTACGACGTGTACGAGGCCAGCTCCATTGCTGAGTCGATGAACGTCGCCGGACTCGGAGACCTGTTCACTGCTGAAGATGCCATCGCTATCGGGCTTGAAACAGAGCAGACCCTAGAGAGCGCCACGGCGGCTGCACAGAAGTCGGCAGAGATGCTGCTTCGCTTGCGCCACGAGGTGAACGTGGGTGACTTCGGACTGGACCATGAGGAGCTGATCGACATCTCGTTCGGTCGCGCACCGCGGTCTGGTCGCAACGAAGCCGAGGTGATGGACAACATCAATCGCGCCGTCACGACGGCCAAGGCGCACATCGACACCAAGCGGGCTGACCCCTTCAAGTCGTTCTCACCGGGCGGCTCTGTGAAGTCGGCATCACTCGGCAACTTGCGTCAAACATCGTGATAGAATGGTTTCGTAAATGTCCCTCGGGCACCCAGGTACCGGGGCGTAATGCCGTAAATCCTGGCGACCAGCGGCACGTATCGAGGAGGATACAATGAGTGAGGAAACGATTCCCCAGATGAGGGAGCAGATCAACGCCTTGGAGAAGCAGGTCAAAGACCTGTCCAAAGCCAACTCTGACTTCACTGCAGAGAATCGTGTGCTTCAGGCACGCGATGTCTTTCGTTCTCAAGGGTACTCGGCTGAGGGCGGTGAGCTGTTCGCAGCTCAGAACCCTGAGGGCGAGATCACCCCTGAAGCGGTCGACACCTTTGTGGGAAAGTATGGGCTGGCGTCGGCCAAGACCGATGATGCTGAGTCTTCTGAAGGAGAGGAAGCTGCCCCTGAGGCTGCTGCCGGAAGTCCTGACCTTGCCAATATGTCTCGTAGTGGTTCGCGGGCTGGAGAGGGTGGGGCTAGCGGCTCATCCACTGAGCCCATGACGAGACAAGACTGGCAAGATCTGATGGCGTCCGATCCAGCAGCGGGTAAGGCTGCCGTCGCTAGCGGTAGAGTGCAGATCTCTAATGACAACCCATACTCGGGCGTAGCCCCGAGACCGGGAAATCCTTTCGTTCCTCGCCCTAGTGATTCCTAAGTGACCACACAAATCATCTGAGGAAAGGAGGGAAAATAGATGGCTAGTGATTTTGCAACTACACCAACGACTACTTCTACGTATGACGACGTATCCTATGCGGCGATCATCACTGATGAGGTAAAAGATGCGTTGATGGCCGTTGTCGTCACCCCAGCTCTGTTGGACTTTTACAACATTGCCGGTGACGCGTCGAAGGCTGTCAAGATTCCGAAAGCTGACAAGTTTACTGCTGCTGCAGTGGCTGAAGGTACGGAGCTGGGTAACACCGCTCTGACCTCTGCTTCTGTGACGCTTACTGCGTCAGAGATCGGGATTATGGCAACCATTACCGACGTGCTCGAAGTTTCGGATATCCCCGCCGCCCATGGCGCGCGGCTGAAGCAGCTCGGGCGTGCCATCGGTGACAAGCTGGACGTGGACATTTGTGCATTGTTCAGTGGATTCACCAGCGCGGTGGGATCTACCGGAGTGAACATCACTCTGGCGAACCTGCTGGATGCGATCTACACCTTGGAGGTAGCTGATGCGGCTGGTCTTGGGTCTCTCGTGGCGGTGCTTCACCCCCGACAGACTGCGGACCTTCGTGCTGAACTCGAAGCTGATGCAGCTTCGATTTACACGGGTAAGTCGGACAGTTCTATCACCAAGGCAATGGCCGGTTACTTCGGTGACTGGTTTGGGATCGACATCTTCCAGTCGACTAACGTCCCGACAGCTAACGCTGCCGCGGACCGTGCTGGCGGTGTCTTCGTGCGTGACTACGCACTTGGACTCGTTCAGAAGTGGTCGGCTAAGGTTGAGACCATGCGTTGGGCACCCATCCGTGGCTACGTTCTCGTAGCTACCGCGATGTACGGTGTTGGTGAGATCGAAGACTCCGCTGGAGTCGAAGTGACCACCGACGCGTAAGCGTATAGGGGCTGTTGTGGTGCCCCTGTGTCAACTCAAACCACAGACGCGGGCATGGCGGCGGAACAAGAGTGGGTCAGGGCCATGCACCTGAACCCCCACTCCCCACACGAAAGGAATGTGATGGCTGGAGCAACGAAAGACAAGGCGGCAGAGGTACTGACCGAGGAGCAGCAAGAGGCTGCTAAGGCAAGTGTCGAGGCCGCGAACAAGAAACGAAATGAAGCTCCCAAGGCTGGCGTCGGGACACTCCGTAAGCGCGGAGACGGTCCTGGTTCGCTCACCCTTGAAGAGTCCGACATCCCCTATCCGGCTGAGGTACATGGTGGCGACTTCGAGCACTATGGCCCCCAAGGTTTTGCAGCCAACATCCCTGAGGATGTGGAGATTGCTACCTACGGTGGCGATCAGGAGTTCATCATTGTGCCTGAGAAGGTGCGGACTCTCATGTTCTCCCAGCCTGGAAGGAACCTGCCGAAGAAACGCCTGTACACGATCAAGGCCATCCACCGTGATGGTCGCCTTGTGCAGCTACCGTTTGAGCCGCAGATTCAGAACAACGCTGGTGGCGACGTAGAGGATGCCATCGGCCTGCGCCGGTATCAGCGCAAGGGCATCAAGCTGTTGATCGACTTCGACACGCTTACCCCTGTGTACTGCGCGTCTTGGGACTGTTGGGCACGAGCCAGGAATGACGGCTTCTGCACAGACCGACACGCACAGCACACGCTCCCGAACCGCTACAAGGATGCCTCTGCCATCACTGGCAGCATCTTCGGTGAGGGCGCAACAACGAGCCGTACCTGGGAGGCGTAATGCC